CTGATTGCTCCAGCGAAAGATGATGCTGGCTGGGATTTGATTGCTGCGTCTGAACCTGTGATTGTTCGTGAGCCAAATAAGAAACAAATTTTGTACATCGAGTACGATACTGGCGTGATTATCCAGCCAGCGGAAGGATTTTTTACTTTGTTGTTTCCTCGGTCAAGCGTGAGCAAATATCAATTATCGCTCTGCAATTCTGTGGGCGTGATTGACGCTGGTTATCGAGATTCAATTAAGCTTCGCTTCCGCTGGCTCGGTAGAGGCACAAGTCCGTCAAAAGACTTGATTTACAAAAAGGGCGATAAGATCGGCCAATTAGTATTCGCGCCATTCATCAGTCTCGTAGCGCACCAAACAGACTCATTAGACGAATCCGAAAGAGGTACAGGAGGCTTTGGAAGTACAGGAGTATGAAATTAGTTCCCGAATCAATGGACGATTTATCTCTGATTGAAAAAATCAGAGGCTCTGGCGATAGCTCCTGCTTCCAAGAAATTGTTAGCCGCCATTCGGGAATCTATCTTCAAATGGTTCATTCGTATGCGCCAAGAACAACGTCGATTGATAATATCCACGATTTGATCGACAGCAGAGAATCTCATATTTACGACGCTGTCCAGTCTTTTGACGAGACAAGAAATATAAAGTTCTCGACGTACCTTGGCAATCATACTCGTTGGTTATGCCTTAACGCTTCAAATAAAAAACGTCACGAACCTTTGGATGAAAAATACGATTGTGCTTTTGAAACTCAAGAGCCGAAAGAAAAAGTCAATTACGACACGATAGAGAAAATTTTTGCTCAAATCGAGCAGATGGAAGACAAGCGCATAGCTCAAATTTTTAAAATGCGTTATAAGTCTTTTAACGGCAGCAAGAAAGTAACGCCTTGGAGAAAAATAGCAAAAGAGCTTGACTTATCCATCCAAGGTTGTATCAATATTCACAATTCAGCGTTCAAAGCGTTGAAGAAATCTATAACAAAAAATCATGATTAATAACGTAGTCCTCGCAGGTAATACCACAGAAGATCCAGAAGTCCGGTCCACAACGACTGGAAAGAAGGTTGCTTCTTTTCGTCTCGCAGTAAATAACCCCCTCAACGATAAGGAAACACTTTTCATCAAGGTAGAAACTTGGGATAAGCAAGCTGAATTCGTTGGCAACTATGTCAAGAAAGGCAGCAGCGTTTCTGTCATTGGCCGCCTCAAGCTTGAAAGCTGGGAAAAGGATGGCCGCAAGAATTCCGCAATCTCCGTTGTTGCTGATCGCGTGAATTTCGTAGGCGGCAAGAAGAAGGACGCTTCCGCTTCGGAAGATGAAGCTCCTGCTCCAGCTACAAAGTCTGCTGCTAAACCAGCTTACAAGTCCGCTGCCAAAGCCCCTGCCCAACAAGACGACGACGAAGTACCTTACTAATGAACATTATTTTCGAGGCTCCAGTTAACCAAGTTTCATTTGGCAATGTCTCGTATAACTTCCTAAAGGAGTTCTACAAGATCAGCCAAGCTGATAGCTCGTTCAAGTTTTCTTACTTCCCAATTTCAAACCCTGATTTGGGAGCGTTTGATAAAGCTTCTGACGATTTTAAGAAGTGGTTCAAATCACTTGTTGATAATCGTTTTAAGAACTTGAGCAAAGACGCTATCACATTGAAGCTTTGGCATATCAACGGAGCCGAGAAAAGAATTTCACCACGCCAAGCCCTTTTCAGTTTCTATGAGCTTAACCAGCCCACTGAGACTGAAAAGGCTCTTGTTCGTCTTCAAGACGCCACGATCTTTTCTAGCTCTTATGCAAAGAATAGTTTCGCGGCAGAAGGCTTAAAGATTGAAAACGTTCCACTTGGTTTTGATTCTGATTTTTTCAAGACTGATAAAGTTTACCTCCAAGATAAGATTCATTTCGTTATCATGGGTAAGTTTGAACGCAGAAAGCATACAGACAAAATCATTAAACTTTGGGCGAAGAAATACGGCAACAATCCAAAGTATCAGCTTAGTTGCTCTATCGTTAATCCATTTTTAGATAAAGAAATTTTAAAGAAGTTGCTCGCTGGATATAAAGCTCTTGCTTGGAATATTAATATTCTTCCTTACGTTTCTACAAACTCCGAAGTTAACGATGTTCTCAATTCCGCCGATATTGATCTTAGCGGATTGAGTGGCGCAGAAGGTTGGGGATTGCCCGCCTTCAACTCTACTTGTTTAGGCAAATGGAGCGTCGTTCTGAATGCTACTAGCCACACAGATTGGGCTACTAGCGAAAACTCAATCCTAGTTCAGCCATCTGGCCTTATTGAAGCGTACGACGGAACCTTCTTCAAAAAAGGTCAAGAATTTAACCAAGGCGAAATCTACGACTTCAACGAAGAAGAAGCTCTCTCCGCTATTGAAAAAGCCGTAACTCTTGCGGAGAATAAAACAATAAACTCCGCAGGAATCAAACTGGGTCAAAACTTCACTTATGAAAAGACCGTTGGGTCAATTTGTAACATATTGAAAACCTTATAATTAACACTCTCCTCTAGAAATTGATTGGCGCAGCTTTTGCAAATACAAAAGCTTAACCTTTTCAATTATGAAAATTTATTATATGACAACAAACAACACATCAGTATTAACAGGCAGCTCATTATTAACAGGCGGTTTAACGGTTGGCAGCTCCGATCTTATAACAACAACTAGCAGCAATCCATATTATGGAGGATACTCTTCAAATGGAATCTTTTTTTCTACTAGCAGCTACTGCACAATCTCTTGTTTCCCAGTTTTAATCAAGCAAGAAGAAACAGAAGAAGGTCTTAAGTATTTATTCGCTGTTCCTGGTTGTGGTAAAGAAAGTATTTTAGTAACATATCTTGAACAAGATTCTTTCTTTAAAGTTGAAGCTGACCACGTTGAATTCCTTGATAAATCTAACCCATGCAAGATTCACGTTAATACAGATAAATTCGATTTATCTAAAATTGAATGTTCCGTTAAAAACGGTCTTCTAAAGGTATTCGTTCCTTATTTTGAAGACGCAGTTCCAAAATCAGTTAAAGTCTCCTAACAACTAAAGCCGCTTGAAAAAGCGGCTTTTTTATTAATATAAATTATGCCGTTATACACCTACGAGAATCCTAATACTGGAAAAACAATTGAACTTCTTCAAACAATGAGTGAAGATCATGTTTATACAGACGATAAAGGTGTCCAATGGAAAAGGGTATTTCAGGTTCCAAACGCCGCGATTGATTCTCAGATCGACCATAATAGCTCAACAGCCTTCGTTGACGCCACCAGGAACAAAAAAGGCACGTATGGCGACCTCTTGGACAAAAGCCGTGAGTTAAGCGATAAAAGGGCACAAGAACGAGGCGGAACAGACCCTTTGAAAGAGAAGGTGTTTAAGGATTACTCCGCCAGAAGAAAAGGCGCAAAGCATCCTGAGCAGATGAAGAAGTTTGAAAACTCTAAGGTTAAGGTAGATTATTAAACCTTACCCAACATAAAGTCTTCGGCTTTCTTAATGTCGTCATTAACAGACGACATTTTTTGTGCGATAACAGGATCAATCAGTTCTGGATGATACCACCAATCTTCAAAGGTAGATACGCCATCTGGAGAAATGTCGTTAACTGCCATTAAGTATCCTAATGATCTTAAATAGTTTCTGGACTTTTGGCGATAAGTCTTTGTCATGTCAACGTAGTGATCATGCTCGTAAGTAATTACAGCGAACTTATAATCATCAAAAGGAATCGAAGTTAAGATTTCAAAGGTACTCTTTGAAGGCTCGCAGTCGAGTTGCAAGTAATCTACGATACCGTCTTTAGCAATCTCTTTCAAGATTTTGGAGTAGTTCGCCTTTGTCGCATCTTCGCAAAGAACCTTGTTTGAACGATGCTTCAAATGCTCGTCAACATGGTTTTGACCCCATTCAAGCCCAATGCCAGTCCAGCCATAGTTCTTTTCTAAGACTGCCGTATTGCTATTGTGGTAAGGTTCAGAAGAACCAACTTCAAGATAAGTTCCATTCTTCTTTCCATCTAGCATAGAAAGAACAAACATATCTTGATAAACTTGAGAATAATTAACGTCGATTAATTCAACGTCTTTAAACTTGAATCTCAAATCTTTAAATTTTTTCTTTGAGTACCTTGTGATAGCTTGAGATTCTGGGCCACAACCAAGAGTAGTCATATTATTTTGAACTGCTGTTTTATGAGCTTCGTTCATTACGTCGCAATAGTTATCAGAAAGATGCAGGAACAGCTTTCGTGATTCTTTGGTCTTTCCCCACCACCAACCACAAACAGCTTTCTCAAAAATCAAACCATACTCGCCAACATAACCAACATTGTTTAATGTAGGTTTACTGTTATTTACGAACTCTAATCCAGCGCAAGCCAAAAGATAACCTTCGTTATACTCTTTATTGTATTCGTGCATTCTGCTTAAAAGATAATAAGCTTCTGGTCTATCTGGGCACAGAGAAATAGCGTGTCTAAAAATGTTCTTAACAGTACCAGTACGATTTCCTTGTTGATCAAAACAAAGAGCCATAAACAGCAAACATTCATAAGACAATTCTTTATCTTGCGCTCGTTCTGCGGCTCTTAAATAAAAAGAAATTGCGGCAGCAGTTTGTCCTTTTTTATGATACCATACCGCCAAATCATAATTCTTTTGAGCGTTCTCAGGATCAAGAACGTAAATATCTATTGGGCTAAAAGTTAAATTATCCATTTAAAAGGTTCTCCACAATTTTTTTCGGGGTCTTCAAGAGAAACGACGCGTTATCTTGGAATCCAAAAGTAATCAATAAGTCATCATTAAGTTGAGCCATTCCGCACGCGAATTCAATTTCGCCTTCCATAAAGGAGAATTCTTTAGATACTTTTTGAATCTTAAAGTCCTTGTCGAACTTGGTAAAGACATGGCGGTAACGAGCGTTCTTTCTTTGAAGCTCACTCTTAAAAAGGTAGGTGATATGATTTAGGCAAAGGTATCCATCTTCCCAAGGAATAACTTGCGAGCCGCCTCTGATGTTGCCGCTGTAATCCCCATTTAATTCTTGAAGAACGACTGTTTCACAAGCGCCAGTAACAGGATCAGCCTTTACAACTTCAGTTGGATTTGTCCACTTGATGAAGTGGTATGGCTTATCTAAAATTGGCATCCAGTTTTTTTCGCAATAAGAAGTGTTTGGCGCAGGAGCGTCGATTCTAACTCTTGAAATTTCTTTAACAGAATCGGCTGTAACCTCAATCTCCGAAAGCTCCATTCTGCCAACTCCATTGGTTGTCGTATCGCGTCTTACTCCGCAAAGATAAAGCTTGCCGCTCCACCGAACAACACGCGCATCTTCAAGACCGATAAATTCCCAAATCGGTTTCACATCTAACTTAGAGGTGTCAACTTTTGCGCTCTTAACGATATTCATCTTCTCGTCTAGTTCGCAGAAGAAGTTCTTTGTAGTAAGAGTAATATCGTTTTCTGGATTAAGGTAAACCAGCGGACCATAATGATGCTCAAAGATTCCTTTTTCCGCATGATAAATCGTGTACTGGCAATGACGCAAGTTCATGATCACCTTGCCGTTATCTACATAAACAGAAGGATTCATCAATCCTGTTCCGTTAGTTTCTGATGCTGGGATAACGAGCGGATGCAAACTTCCGCCATTCGTAATAACGTATTTAGCTAACATGGTTAATTGATATTAACCTGTCAGTTAAGAAAATCAATTAGTTTCTAATTTTTTCAGTCTTGATTCTAAATCCGCAATAACGGCAACTAAATTAGATATTGTTCCAGATTGTTCTTTTACAGCTTCCGTCAGCAAGGCAGTTATCCTTGAATAGTCTAAACTTTTTGTTTGTCCGTCTTGATCAAAATTTACTAAAGTTGGCAACACTTCGTTAACTTCTTCGGCGATAAATCCAATATCATTAGTTACGTTTTTTGTTTTCCAATCAAATATTTTACCATTCAATTGTTTTAATGTATTAAGCGCGTTCTCTATTGGTCTGATATTTTGTTTAAATCTTCTTGAAGAATATGTCGGATGAGAAGATGCACTTAGGTTACCGGAGTTATCTAAATCCGCCAACTGCACGGAATTTCCGCTATTAACCCATCTGTGCCCATTAGTTCCTCCGGCGTACGTCAAATAATTTCCGTTTCCAAAGTCATCACTTATCGACAGTCTAGTTTGAGAATTATCAAAAGTTAACCAATCATTTACTTGCAATTGTCCAAAATTTGTTGAAGCTCCAGCGGTTAATGCTCCGCTGTTTGTAGTCAGCACCGCATAACCACCTACATTTAATGAATTAAAATTGGACGTTGAAGCTGGATTACAGTAATATGCAGAATCGTCAATATCGTAAAAAGTACTAAAATAACCGAATCCCGACTGACCATAAAAACCTATCTTTAGAGATCCTGAAGAATTATTTAGTTCTAAAAACGATCCACCAAAAACACCATCATCTCCTTGAAATATCGCTGTATAAGCTCCTCCATTATTTTTAGCCGCAAATCTAGCCCTACTATTTACAACTTCTAATAAAGCCGTTCCGCCTTCTGATATACTCAGTTGTTTAGCGGAAGTATTTAATGATATGTTAGAAGTATATAGTCTTGTAGAATCAATATTAAAACCGCCAATAGTTCCGCTTGACGCAGATAAGGCGCCAGCAAAAGTTCCAGAAGCTCCTGTTACATCTCCTTTAAATACGGCAGCTCCTGTAGTTCCGTCTAAAGAAAAAGTCGTAGCTCCTGAGCTGTTTCTTGCTGTTATTCCATTAGGAGTTATTCTTATATCTCCAGATGATCCATTAGTATAGGTTCCTATTTGTAAAGCTCCAGATCCTTGAAGAGCGAACTGTCCCAATATAGTGCCAGCAGCAGTATCTAATTTACTGCTTAAAGCGGCAGAAGTTATAATTCCGCTGCTATTTATTGCTCCAGCAATAGTACCAGCGTTTCTTCCTCCAACACTACTATTTGAATCTATCGACGAAGAAACTATATTTCCTTGTACAGTTAAAGTTGAAGTGTCTGGATTCCAATAAAGCTTATCTTTTAACGAAAAATACGCATTACTATCTACATAAAAACCTGTATTAGCGTTTGCGTAAGTTCCAGCTCCAATATATATACTTTTATTTACGCCATCTAAAGTAATTCCATTATTTCCAACTTTAAATGTTTGGCTAAAATAACCATTAACGCCAGCCACTACAGGAGAAAAAATAGATCCACCGCTAATCAAAGTCCCACCGCTATAAGTTCCTTGCGCAACAGAGTCTGCTATAGCTTTTGCATTTGAGTACGCTGTATTTGCTTTAAGCGTTGCGTCTATAGACGCGGCTTGAATAGATGTTGCTTGCGCAGCGTTAGCTTTTGTAGTTGCGTCCGAAGCCGCCGCGCCAATAGCTACTGCTTGCGCTGCATTAGCTTTTGCTGTTGCGTCGCTTGCAGCTGCGCTTTGAGCGGAATTTGCTGCGGAAGTAGCTACTCCTTGTGCGTATGTTTGAGTGGAAGCGTTACCTCCAGTAACATTAATACTTCCATTTACGGTTAGTGATGATCCATCCCAAGTTAAGTAGTTCCCAGCGGAATTCCCAACAGAAAGTTTAGCTGTTCCAGATACGCTTCCAACCCAAAAACCAGTTCCAGTATTATAAGCTGTTTGGCCTGTTGCTATATATCCATTATTAGCGCTAGAATCTATTGTGATATTTCCACCAGATATATTAGTATTTCCGATAGTCCATCCGCCAAAGTTTCCTGTCGGAGCAGATAAGGCTCCTCCAAAAGTAGCATCGCCATCAATATTTATTGTAAATTTTGGAGATCCAGATTTTGCTCCAACTATTCCATATGCTGTGATCGCTACACCAGAACCTCCTGTTAATGTTCCAGAAGAATCCCAAGTTATCGTTCCTGCTTTTACTCCACCAGCAACACCGCCAGCTTGATCAAAAGTAAATGGGGCTAAAATCTTAGCTGCTGAAAGATTAAGTTTTGGACTAACAATTAAAACTGGATCGTCAGTATTAATTTTTGCATATAAACCAACAGAAGAGTTATATTGAAACCTAACATTATTGGTTCCATCATTTAACGCAACAGTCCATTAACATCTAATTTAATTCCATTAGAACTAGAAGGTTCTGAATCATTTATTCCAACAGATCCATTATAATGAGCAGTTAAAACAGGTGTTCCTACAGCAGCTCCAGTTCTTAAATATATATGCCCAGTAGAAACTGAACCACCAATTAATTGAACGACACCAGCAATTCCTCCTGTAGTATTTTTTCCAACTAAATCTATTTGACCCGCTCCAGAAGTAGCCCAGTTATCGGTTCCTCCTGTTATTGTTAATACATTATTATCTACATCTCTTCTAATGCCTATTGTATCTCCAATAATTATTCCGCCGCCACTATTAACCGTACTTGTCGATGAGCCTCCTCCTAATATACTTCCAGTAGCTATTCTACCGTTGATAATTAAATTAGTTCCGTCCCATCTTAAAAATTTACTTGTAGCCGCGTTTCCAATATAAAATTGATAAGCATTTTCTTGTCCTTCTCCCTGCGTATTACCCAAGAAAAATCCATTGCCAGAAAAAGCTGTTGCTGCATATGTGATTCCGTCTGATTTAATATATCCACTATTTCCTATAGTTAATCCACTAGATCCAATCTTTACTATATTTTTTCCGCTACCAAAAAAACCAGTATTACTTTGAATGTTCCCTGTAAAAGTTGCCGCAGAAAATTCTGCTGTTCCTTGTCCTACAACTCTAAAACCAAAATTTGGAATATTTACGCTGTCTCCATCAACATCTACGGCAACTGTTGGGACTGCTATTTCGGCCCACCAAGTGTTGTTTCCTGATGCTGCGGGAGCGTTTGTTGATCCAGCTACATTTAAACAGTTAAATACTTTATATGTTCCATTCGCTTGTTTAACTTTGCATCTGACATTATGGCTTGGAGTTTCTTTACCGTTATACTGAAGAGATTCGTTGTAAACGCTACACGGCATTCCGCTAACCCAAGTCTGTATATAAGAACTAGATTGTATATAAGCCGTCGAATCAGATAATTCTATAATTTTAGATGATATAAATCCAGCGGTTAATTTTCCTACATTTAAACCAGCAAGAGCTTGATCGTCTAATTGATACTCGGTCCACGCAGATCCGCTCCATTTTGCCATTTTATAACCATTATCTATGTCGTACCAAATATCATTTTCTCTTAACGAGTATCCGCTAATAGGATTTGTCGGCGCTGTTGTTTGATAAAAAATTTTATTCTTTCCGTCCGCAGACGCTTGCGCTCCTGCCGCATCTCCAATTGCTGTTGTTGCGTCTGCTTGCGCTGCCGATGCTGCTGCTTGGGCTACAGCAGCGTTGGCAACAGCTAAACTAGCATTTGTTGTCGCCTTTAATACACCGGGTAAGTTAGACGCAATAACATTAAGAGAAATTCCAGCATTAACTCTTTGAGTTTCTTTTGCAGAGTTGCTATAAAATATGAATTGATCCTCAGTGTTTAACTGAGTTGCTAAAGGAAGTTCTGTTATTCTCTTACTCATACTTATATTTACATTAAGGATTGATAGATTCGTTAGTGTAAATCGCACTTAATGTAGGCTGATTGTAAGATCCTGACATCAAAATACCTGTTGATTCAGTGATCTCAAATGACCAACTTGTCTGAATCATAGACTTGTCGCCAATTTGACCATTAATCGAATAAGAGTCCATCTTAGCGTTTTGAATCTTTACGCCTAATTTTTTATCTTGATTAGCGTTCTTAAACATGATATCGAAATCATATCCAGCGGCAGATACATCTTCTGCGCCAAATTTAGAGTTAAGCTTTTCGACTTCAAAAGTATCGACAATAGAATCTAAAGATACTGTGCCTACGATTGGTTTCTGAATCTTTCTGCCAAAAGGATAATTACTACCAAAACCATAAAGAGCTTTTCTTTCTAATCCAATTGCAATATCTAATGATTGAAAGTTATCAAAAATAAAACCAAAGTGCAAACCAGCAGATCCGCTATTAGCCGTAGCAGTTAACGTTGTTGAATGGGATGGACAGCCTCCATCGAAAACACCTTTAAAACCTGTCTCAGTTCTTGTTGGACGAGAAGCGTTGTAAAAATTAAATCCGTATTTCTTGTTTTGCAGTTGTGAATCTTGGCCAGCAGAAGCAGTATTCACAGCTGGAACATAATTCAAAGCTGAGTAGTTTGTGACTTGAGCATTAGCGCCAACGTATTGACAGCTAACTTCGGCCATTTGCCCAACAGAAGTTTTAATATTATAAGAGCCAATATAAGTGTTGCCGATACCTAATACATTAAAATCTGTAGGAACAATAGACGCAGCAGCATCTTTTGCTTGATCATTAGCGATCATTACATAAAAGTTTCTATCTTTATCGTCAGTTAAGATAGTGTACAATGGATTTGTATAAGCGTTGTCTGTAAAATCTAATCCCAAATACTTCTCATTCCATCCATCATTAAGTAAATAAGACATTTCCAAATTAACATCTGGCGCAAGCTGGCTTTGACGAGACGCAAACGCAGATGAGCCGATTTGCTTTAGCGGCTGACGATTCATGTTGAACGAAAAGCCATAACTCTGAACGAAATCTAAACGAGAAACGGCATTGCCTGTGTTGCTCGCTGGCGTGTACGCTTCACGCGAGCCAACAAACATCATCTCCATTTCATATGAAATTAGTTTTCTCATTAGTAAACCTTTCTCGCCCCAAGTGGGTCTTCTATTAGAGTTACTGAAATATCGTTTACGTTTTTATAAACAAATGTATGACTCCATTGATTTGAGAAGAAGAGTTTATCCTGCTCGTAAATCTTTGGAAACTTGTATTGAAACTTTCTATAACCTTGCTTGCCGCATAAAAAGTGCAAGATACATCTAGCTTCGTTATCAGAAATGCCTTTGAAATCTAATTTTAATGATTTTAAAACATTTGCGTGCATACCAAAGTCAGCTCTTTTTGTGAAAGAATATGGCAATTCTGTTTTTACCACCGATGTTTCTTTGCTGATTTGTGCTGGATAAGTTGGCTGAAAGAAAAACTCTTTTGTAAATTTAGCGTTAGAGATCGCGGTATTTTCTCCTGCGCTAATATCTCCAGTAACGTAATAGAAAGAATCGTATAAATTGTTTGCATTTGCGGCGATATTTCTTACTACGTCAAATCTAGAGTAAGCTACACCAGTAGAATACTCGCCTTTCATATTACTACCTGTAATGTAAGCAGTATCCCATTTTAATAACGACGCCGCTTGATCAGAGCTTAAAGATACGCTAACTGTATGAAGATCATGTTCGTTAAACGAGTTCTCAATATTTTCGCAAAACATTCTAATTGGTTTATATATTTCAGCAGGATCTGTATATAAGAAATGTCCAGTTCCGTTTAGCGATTCAATATAACCTAAGATTTTGCGCGCATCTTCTTGTTTCTTATTTTCAAATGGAAGATTCATTTTCATCTGTAAATGATTCAATCCTTTTGGCATCATGTGCAGATAGTTATCGGTAGTAGTATATGCGGATAAGTCAGCCGAAAACTCAACTGTAGCGCCATAGGAAGGCGTGTATCCCAAGCTAGTTGGAATAGATCCAGATACATTTTGATCTCTATCGTAAAAGAAAGACATTAGATGAATCCTTGATAAGTAAGCGTTATTACCAAATCATCAGTAGCAGATGTGTTTAAAGATTCAGCTATAAGTTCCATGCTACTCATTGTAAATGTGGCTAATGAGCCTACTTCTATTGTAATCTTTCTGCTATTAGAATTCAATATGTAGTCGAAAGCCTTTTTTGATTCATAATCGCTAACTGCAATACTGAACTCGGCATTTACCTTAAACGGCTTAACTGTAACTACTTCCATTACACCGCTACCTGTTGGATGGTAGTAAGGTTCTCTTTTGCAGTCTAGCGAATAAGTGAATGACTCAATTCTATTAGTTCCGCTTCCGTCGCACTCGATTCTAATATCGCCGGGCCGCACGACTGCCAAGGCTCCAGTTT